TTACGCCAGTATATTGGTTTGTAGTCGTGTAAGGTCCGACATGAACGTTTATTTGTATATCTTCATGTGGAAGAATTAAACTTGAACTGTTACCTGTTATGCTGTAGCTATCGCTGAATACTGTCATGGTATCTTTATCAACAAAGCCAGCAAACTTATGTCCTAGTTTACCGTTAACTGATTTAAACGGAGTAGCAAATTCTGTTTTTGTGTTTATACCATTGAATCGTAAATACGAATCTATAAATTGTGTATAACCTGTATTAGTAAGTAATGTGTTATTATCGGCGGCTGTGCTACCATGTACAATTGCATCTTTAACTTTGTAACGTTTAAATGTTGATTTATCAAGCAACTGTAATGGGTTTGCTAAACTTCTAACAATCTTCTCTGGCTCTGCAAACACACTAGCAAACTTACCTGGCTTAGTGAGGAACAATGCTTCTGCTATTGCAAATGGATACTGCTCAGACATTTTCCATGCATTCTCTACAGGAGCGCCATCACCAAATTTCCATTCATTGCCAACCATTGCAGTATCAATTGTATATGCAATTGTTTGCTTATTGACCAATGCATAATTCTCTGTACCAGCTGTAGTAAATGTTCCTGCTCCAATTATATTGTTTGCAAGGTCAGTTGGTGCTAATCTAAATTTAGGACCTACTGTATACGGATAAGCCGGAGCGCCGGCACTATCTATTGTTGCAACATAGGCCCATACGCCACTTGGGAATTCAGGTGTAAGCATAAAGCGTCCGTTGAATTCATCTAGGTCACCTGTTGCGGAATCGTATACATAGTCCTCTATGAACTCGCCAGTTGGATTTCCGCCTACGCCTAGTGCGTAAGTATCTCTTGGATTTGTTTTTAAACTGTAACTAGATACTAAACGTTTAATATCACTACTGTCATTTAATCTATCTGTATATCCGTATGGTCCGTAAATTGGGAGCCCGTCAAAACTCCAGCCAACTATTGGACTGTGTTCTGATGTGCTCCACTCAGTAAGTCCAACTGTTTGTGGACTAGGTTGTACATAACCATAACGGTTGTTGCTGTCTGGGTTACCACCTGCTGTATCTCTACCTACTTCATTTCTAAACATAGCATCATAATGCCAGTTGCTAGTAGTATCAATAGCAACACCTGTGTTACCGTTGAATACCAATGCACCGTTGACTGCAATACCTGTATGCGTATTAGAAGTAGTTGTAGCGGTAACAAATTCTGCCGCTGTAGTTGTATTTGCGTATAATGCATTAGCAGAAGCATCTTCAATAACTTTTATAGTGTAGTTTGATTGTTTGTCTTCAATAAAAGCAGTACTATTACTAATAGGGAATGTTCCAACAACATGGTTTAGGATATTACTTGTTGTTACATTAATATGCGTATTAGTACCGTCTGTTCTTTCGTTTAACTGCAAGCCGTCTGTAGTACCTATAAATGATGTTGCATTAGCTGTTGCTGTACCAGTTTCTGTTTCTGTCCACGAAATAGTTTTAGTTGTAGACGCTGTACTTGAAATGTTAGCTGGTGCTAATAATTTGGCATCTGCGTCTACTGGTAGCATACTTTTCAATCCTATTCTTCTGTAAGGATTGTTAGTTTTGTATGCTGAATTAGTTACGTTCTCGGCTGTGCCTAGTCTTATAATACCGTCTTCTAAGTCACGCCACATTGGTTTATTGCTACTGCCGTAGTTAGTATACGTTGCTGTAATATATTGAGTATCCCACCAAGTTGGCTTTTTAACAAGTCCCAACATTTCCCATGGATGAGTATGTGGTCTAGCAGTATCGAAACAATCTTCAAAAATGCCTCTCCAGTAGCCAGCATTTGTTGTGCCTGAATTATAGTTCCACGTAAATGGTTTATCAACATCATAATATTCATTTTCAACAAAGTCAGCTTCGTTTCTTGCAATAAACTTGTTAAAGTTTTCTCTTAAACTATTATAGTATGTAGTTCTATCAATACCTGTAGTTCTAAATGCGCCTGGTCTAATATCATGTACGTTTAAATCAGGGTGAGTAGACATGTTTCTATAGACTTGTTGCACACTATTGTACACTCTCTTTTCAAATTCTAATAAAATATCATCCTGCTTATCATTGTCTGCAACAGTTCTACTACCATCATGTCCAACTATAACATTAATTGCTTCTGCAAATGATGTATCAGACATAATTTTTGGTAGCTGTACAGGTGTGATACCCATTGCCGCTGTTGTTGGAGGACATTGAGCACTTTCTCTATTTTTGTTAAAAAATCTTATTTTAATAGTACTACCTAATGTTAAGTTATATGCTGTAGTAAATGTTAATGTACATACGCCAGCAGTACTAGTCATTGTATAATCTTTATCTATTAATAATAGTATATCGTTGCCTTTAGAATCTTGGTCATAAACATGAATAGCATTTTCTATGTTCTCTAAATCTAAGAAGTTTGTTAACGTGTATTCTTTTTGTATAACGTTATTAATAACAACAAGTTCTTCATCATATCTATCGCCAAGGGCTAACATGTAACTGTAATCAAATACTAGTTTGCCTGGGTTATATGCTATAACATTTTGCAATACATCTTCTAATATTGCATTGTCTGTCATAATAGTTGTATCGTTATTATCAATATAACGTTTAATTTCTTTCTTTAATCTGTTTTTATATTTTAGATATTCCTCTCCGTTAAATTTCATTGCATCTACAACGTTGAATGAATCGTTGCTTACAAGGAATCCTGCCATAAGCAAGTCGTCATCTGTTTGTACAATTTTGTTTGCAAGTTTTTTGTCAGTATTTAAGTCAGCAAAGTTATTATTACCTAATACATCTCCAACTATATCTTTTTGTTCTTCGATATAAGTTTTAACATGCTCTAAATATTGTGGCTCACTTATAGATAAAATATCTGCTTTATTAGTATTAGCATACCAGCCTAACGGCAACTCGTATCTGCCATGTCTGTTTTTATCTTCTATAATTCCTGTTACAGTAGGTGTAGTAATTCTAATAGTGTCATTCTTTTTTAGATTAAATGATGTAAACTGAACTGCTTTTAATGTAGTATTGTATGTCCAGTCTGTTCTACGAATGCCATTTACCTTTACTCTGATTTTAGTAGTGTCAACTGGCAAAGCAGTAAGTTCCCATATTGTTCGACTGTTATCAACATGAACCTGAGATACATCGTAGTCATCTTCTACTTTTTGTTTAAACGAATCTTTGTGTCCGCGCCATGTTGTATTGTAAGTAATTGCTCCAGCAGTATCTGTTTTCTTGTAATATATGTAACCTTTTGCAAAGTTAGTAGTAGTTGCACCGAAGGGTGTGTAACTAATTACATCAGTAGACATGTTGTTGTCAAATACTATCTCACTAAAGTTATTAAAGTTTTTATATTCTAACGGAAATCCTAAAACACTATCATTGGTAGTACTAGTAGAAGCAGTCTTATAAGAGAACAGCGGAGATCCTTTAAACGTTGATTCCGGATAAGTTAATATGTTATCCAGTGCTTTCTTGTTTGAATCATATGCTGAAAATAATGGTGCTGTATTAACTTTTGTTTTTCTCTGACCAACTTCCCACTTTGTTCCGGTCCAGTAGTATTCTTTACCTTGGTGTGAATTACCGAACAGTATAGATACAATATCGCCTACAGTAGGAGTCCATGGTACAAAGTTTGCATCACTGTCAACCGCTCCAGATGGATTGGTTGTTGGGTGTGGCATTCTTGTTAGTTTTACTCTGTTGGAGAATGTTAGTGCAGTACCGTCTGCAATAGTTTCGGCGGCACTCAATGTAATAGTAAGCGTGTCAACATCTGCTGTTACTACAACTGTATTAGTATTACTAATGCCTGTGCCTTTAACTACAGCGCCAATGTAAACATCTTCTATGGAATCTAAAACAACTGTAATATCATTAGAAACAGCACCGTCAACTGTTTGTGTTTGCTCGTCTTCTACAACATAAATGTATTGTGAGTTTGCACTATTTTCGTCGGGCAAAATAATCTTGTTAGCAACTTTTAATCCTTGACTATCTAGTGGCGCACTAATTGGTCTGCCCTGTATTTCTGCTTTAGTATAATCAGCACCACTCAAATCAGCACTAAATGTTAGCCCGGTAGTACCAAATTTATATAGTTCTAAGTTTCTGTCAAATTCTAAAATTGGTCTTTTTGCTCTGTAACCCTTCCCTGGCAATGATGTAGACGATTCTATAAATCTATCTTTATGATGCCAGAAGTTAATTCTACTCCAAGTGTTATTATCTACTGCGGCTCTCTGTATAAGTATGTAGTCAGGTGTGCTTTGAGTGTTGCCACCGTCCCACGGTTCAGAATCAAATCCATATTCACCGGTGTTCATGTATGATAAGAACCCACCCGCTCCTGTAACGTAGCCCTTCCAATAAAAATTGCCGTTAATGTCTGCGTCTTCTAATGTGCTAAAGAATTCGTTTTCAACTTCTTGTCCAAGACTATCGTAGTATTGTCTTGCTGTGCCGTTATCTTCTAATAACAATGCCGCGGCTGTTATTGATCCTGACGGTATGTCTGTTGCTATAAGAGTTGTTTCTGCTGTTATTAATTCTTCGTCCCAAGGTGTATATGCCGGAGTTGAGAATATAGCACTAAAGTTTTGGTCTTTTAAATATAAAACAATGCTCTCGCCTACGCCTTCTACAATGTACCTGTTGTTTAAGTATGTTGCAGGAATAACATGTGTGCCTTCAAATTCTACAACGGAACCATTCTTAAATACTACACCGTTAGGTGATGTATAAGACTTTTTGCCTATCACATCTTTTAAAATATTAATAGTTGATTGTGCTGTACCGCTAACTAAAATTTTATTTGGTCCTTCTGGACTCCAAAAGTATTCTTGGTAGTTGACTAACTTGTCGTAATCAATTGGCGGTAAAAAACTGTAAAAGTTTGTATCGAATAAAACGTTTTCGTTCTTAGTATCTACACCGTAACTTTTTATTTGGTTAACAAAGTCTTCGTAAAATAATACGTTTGTTGCTTGACCTGATGTTATGTCAATTGTATTTACTACTGGTTCTAAACTGTACTTTTGCCTACTTGGATTTGGCTCGCTTATATAATGATCCTTTGCAGAATCATACTGCTCAGGTTCTTTACGTCCAATGTATGCAGATACTGTTTCAATATTGCTCTTACTGAATAACTGTTCTACTGTACTTTCAAAAAAGTTCTTTAGTACAGTCGTCTGTAATGCGCCAGGTAACTTACTTATTTGCTTATCAGCCATGTTTTTTATTAATACCCGCTGTTGTCTGTTGAACTACCAGAGTTGCCTACAGAGCTATTTAGAATAATTGTATTACCTAATGTAGTATCAGCTAAACTTTGATCTAGTACATAAGTACCATGGTAGTATGTTACACCGTTAGGCATATAGAAAGTCTGCCCAAAGAATATGTGGGTCATATTAGTTCCATCACCTGCAAAGTTAGCCGCTTCAGTTGTAGCATATAACGGATAGTAACCATTAATAGCATAAGGACCTGTAGAGCTATCAACACCATTGTATGTTGTTAATAGACCAGTACTAGTCTTGTTAGGCTTAATGTTTCCGTGTGTTAATTTGTCTACAACATCAATTTCGTCGATGCTTGCTGTACTTACAAATAGTTCGTCTGAATCTGCTTTAACTTGGAATAAATCACCAAATACACCACTTGCTTTTGTAGGCACAATAACAATACTGCCTATAGCATTACCAACTTGTTGGTGTATATAACTACTTAATTCAGTGAAGTAAAAAGTATCACCGAAGTCCCAATTGTCAACATCAAAATATCTATTGATTGCCGCAATTACCTTTGTCTTAATTTCGTTATCACTTAAACTTGTTCCGGGTAATCTAACAACTTTGAATTTTGCTTGTAGCTCATCAATTGCATCGGAACCGAATATTAATTTAAATCTTCCACTCTTAAATACTAATTGATCACTAGCAGACTTATAGTTTTGCAGTATTGCAAATTCATTTTCTAGTTCTGAACTAGTAGGTGCTATGGGGAAATCAGTTCCAGGCACTTTAATATAAGATTGCATGTCTGCCCAGTAAGAAGAAGTAAGTACAAAGAATTCATGTACATTACTTACACTAGGATCAATTCTCATGCTGTTATCTGCAACGTGTGTCCATTTAAATATAACGCTGTTTTGTCTTTGTGACTTAGTATTTTGTGTGAAGCTTCTACCTTTCTTAGCAAAGTGACCTGAACTTTCATAGTTACTAACTCTTGTTAAGTCTGTACTACTCTTAGTTAAAATAAATACTTTGCCTGTATCTTTAGCATAAATCTTTTTATTATGTAATGCACCCGAAGTGTTATTAAACTGATTAACAACTGCTTTAGTTTTAACTAAAAAGTATTCGTAATCTGCTGTAGCATGAGTTACGCCTGTTCTAGGTTCTACAGTAGCATCTCCAATTGAGTTACCAGCAATATAACTAAAGTCTGCACTAAAGTTAACACCAGCCTCTTTTCTTAAATCTAGTATGCCTGCTTTAACTGGTCTAGTGTAAGTATAGCTGTCAAAGTCTTCGTAATTTTCAAATATTATAATATCATCTGAGCCTACAAACTGTTCAAACTGAATTGGATTATCAGGACTGTCTGACGATGCAGTATTAACAGGTGTAACTTTAACTTTCTTAGGATCAGTATAACCGTCTGGGTAACTAAAGTTTCCTATAGCACTATATACTAAAGGAGCGTCAAGTCTACTGTTATCATTAACATACTTAATTGATATAAGGTCGCTTCTGTTATTTCTAGTTGTATTGTCTATGCCGTAGTGATGTCTGGATTGCAAGTTTACTTTAATGTTACCTGTTTGTGTTGTAACATTACTGTCTAGCAATAAGAAATTTACTCCTGCAGGAGCAAGTCCAGCAGTATCTGTAGTAGATAATGTGTAATCAGCGTTGTTGTATCTATATCTTATATCGCCACTACCATCTAAAATATTAGATCCGAATGTTGTATTACTAAACGGTATTGTTATAATTGGAAGCGAATCAACAACTCCAGTATCAGCAACTATGACCACGTTACCGTTATCAGTTGTTGTTTCACTAGTACCTAATTCTATTTCTGTTGGTAAAGCAAACGAGCCTGTAACACCGTTCGTATAAAGACCAAAGTTAGATGTAACAGAAACTTGCACATCATAGTGTTTAACGTTTCTGGAAATCAATGGTATGTTGGTGAAGTAAGATCCAGTGGTGCCTAAATACCACTTGTCGCCTATAAGATCATCACTAGTATCTACCCACGTAAAGCCTTCTGTAAAACTAGGCTTAATGTTTAATGTTGGTAATTCAATTGAATCGTATTTTGCTAACCCTGTTGCATTGTCTTGTAATCTGTTTTCGTTAACATTATAAAATCTAACATCTTCTAGACTTTCGAACACAAATTGTGTTCCTCTAATTTCAATATCGTATCTGTAAGTTAATGTATCAACATTAATATAGATAAATTTCAAAACCCAACTTGCGTCTACTCCTGTTCCTGATGAATCGCCTGTGTTCGAAGCACTAAAGTCTACTTCTGAACTTAGGTTGTTATTTTCAATAATGTAATACCTGTTGTCGCTTGGCATAAATCTTACACCAAATGTTCTTCGAGCCTCCATCGCCGCTTTTAATTGTGATTCTTCTAATGCGAATAATGTTTTTCTAAGTATAACAATTAGCTCATCACACTTCCATCCGTTAGTGATTTTCTTATTAAGTTTAACTGGGCCATTAGCTGTACTACTAGCCGAGTTTCTAACACCGTTATTGTCTACACTAATAACTTTAACCCATTCAAATTTTGTCTTGTCTAAAGGATTATAAAATTTTAACATGTATCCTGGTTGTATAATTTTAAAGAGTGTGTTCGAAATATTAACGTCTGTTGGTGTGCCTGATGCTGTATAAATCTCAGACATATAACCATATTCCCCGGTACTCTTTCTTGGCAATGTGTTCCATACTATACCAAATAATGAAATATCAAACATGTCAGCATAAGCAGGAATTTCTTTAACTTTAGTTCTAAAGGTGCTGTAAATAAAATCATTAAGTTTTAAGTTCTTAATAATGCTTGGAAACTTAGTATTAATAAAATCTTGTGTAGTATTAGTAGTTGTTACAATAAATGAATCACTAGAGTTACTAGCCTCTTCATATAATGCTCCGTCCTCTGCAATACTAGTTGTAGTTTGGAAAGTACTAGTAGGATCTGTAATGTCGATATACCTACTATGTCCAGCATGTGTTTTGTTAGTAACTTTTAATTTTTTAATGTTTGTGCTTTTTGCTAAAGGTAGTACTTGATAGTCTTGAGCAGTAACCATTCTGTCTTGGGCGTAATATGCCTGTGGTGCTCTTTCTTTAATGCCAGCAAGTGTTTCAGCAGGCAAACTGTTTGATACTTGTCCTTCTAATTTTGATGTAATTGTTAATTGGTATGCTTTTCCATCTTGTGTTAAGTATGGTATAGTAGTTACAATGTTTCTAACATCATCTGGTTGTAATACAAATCTTTCGTTATCACTAACCCTGTAGTGGGCTCTAAAGGACCCTAATGGAACAGTTGCAAAGTTACCATCTGCAAACTGTAAGTTAATTCCGCCTTGTCCTAAGTTTTGTACAGCATATAATAATGGGGTACTTTTAGCTTTAGTGTTATACATTAAAGTTTGTCCGACCGTGTTTGGAACTTTTGTCCATTTAGCTAATACTTTATTAAGGCTGTCTATTTCTGACAAGTACACATCACTTTCGTTAATATTATCAACAGCAATAACTTGTTGTCTGTTTTCAACAGGAGTACTATAGTCGTAATTAACAGACGATAATGTGCCTTGTTTGAACATCATAAAGAATCCAGTGTTTTTACTTAGTGATCCTAGTCCGTCATTTCTATGAACTATTGAGAAGTTGTTTGTGCTATCTGGATGCTTCTCGCTAAACACGCCAGCGTCTTCGAAATCAACATTTACAAATTCAAAAACTCTGCTAATGCCATTAACATTTACATTAAAGCTATACGATAGTGGAGAATTAATTGGAGTATTAATATCATATCTATCAGTTATAATTCCACCAACAGTTCCTGTTTTTACAGGCTTACTAAATCTATTAACATTACCAAATGCACTATTTAATACAGTTAAAAATTGTTCGTAACTATCTGGATTGTTAGAATCGTTCCAGCTAATAGTTTTGTCGTTTATGCTTGAACCTGTACTATCTGTTAACGGTTCTGAAGTCGAAACACTTACAATTTTCATTAAGCCACTTGCGGCAATGTTTCGTTTTGGATTGTATCCAAGTTGTCTTGCAAGTTTAAATACCGAGTCTCTTCGCTCAGCAGTTTCTAAAAAGTTTTCTCTTGTATTAACATCCATTCTGAATGCAATACTTTGCCCGAGGTAGGCTAACAATTCGATGATTGCTACAAATTCTGAACTCTCAATGTAGTCATTGAAGTTTTCTGGAAAATTAGTTTTAATATAATTAACCATTGCATTTCTAATGGTATCGAAATCATATGCTTGGAGGTCTACTTGACTATATGCTTGGTAGGCTACTGCCCAATCTTCTGCCGCGAATAAATTATTTTGTCTACTATTAATTGCCATATTATGTCTCTATGTTTTCCCTTGCATATTTTACAAATAATGTGTCTTCTGCTAGAAATGGTTTAAACTTTAAATGTAGTGTTATGCTAATTGTGTGGTCTAGTACGTCAGTAAACATGTCGGTCATTTCTACTCTACTGTCCTTTTCTACTATACGTTCAATATCTTCCTTAACTTCGTTAACGACATACTGGTCTAAAGGGTTCATTATAATATCCCAAATTCTAGTCCCGTATGTAGGTCTCATCACTCGCTCACCCCTCTTGGTGTAAAGTTCGTTGAGCAAATCTGCTTTTATAAGAGCACCATCGATCAAAGTATAAGGCGCTCTTACTTGTCCTACTGTGCTGAATCCTCGGTATATATTTGCCATACAACTATTTATCCTTAAGGATTAAAACTAGTTATAATAAGCCTAAAAAATGTTGACTTTTAAACATAAAGGATATATACTAACATAGTAAGAAATATCTTGCTAATTTTTATAAATTTTATAGGAATATTTGATGAGAAACATCATTGAACGATTTGACAGCATTTGCAAAAAAGCAGACGCAGTTAACAGGAAGTTAAAATTAACTGATAAGTCTTCCGGATACGGGCCTCGCTTCTATCAAATGAAGACGAAAAAACAGAATCGTCTACATTCTGTGGGCATTTACGATTACCACACTAAAGGATATGTGTTATTTGAAATGGTTAATCTTGTAGGACAAAAAGGAAAAGTCCCGCAAGAATTCTATGAGATGGAAACCATGTTGAAGAATGCTAGTAGAGGATAGTAAAAATATAGTTTTCATACATGGGAGCGGCGCATCTGCAATTAGTTATAACTATTTACACATATTTTTGCCAGAGCATAACGTACTTTTCATAGAGTACGATACTCATGAAAAGCCTGAAAGATTGGTAAATCGTATAAAAATGCAAATACTCGACGAGTTCGGTCATGCGCCATTTTCCGTAATAGCACATAGTTACGGATGTTTACTAGGAATAAAAGCAGTACAATCATTTGCTAATTGCAACGCCTTTATAGCTATGAGTGCTCCATGGGCCGGCAGTAGAACAGCAAAGTGGCTGTCGTATGCATTCAGACATAGTAAACTATTTACAGCATTAAATCCAAAGAGTGCGTTTATTACAGCATTACAAAGTGTTAATAACGATTTTAAGATAATTAATATAGTAACTACCGGAACTAGAGGATTCGGTAATGCTCTTGCCGGTATGGGAGAGTCAAACGACGGCACTCTTACGGTTAGAACACAGAAATCTGTTCCAAGTAATTTTAATAATTTGAAACAGATTGAAATGGGTACTAGTCACAACGAAGTACTAGTTAATTTTGAAACAGTGGAAATTATTAAATCTGAGATATTTTATGACTAACATCAATTCATCACTTAACGACACATTAGAAGAAGAATTACGGGTTATGCTTGTCGAAAAGAATAATGAGAACTATAGATTACGAGCCGAAATAGAAAGACTTAAAAAAATGGTTGCTGAAGAACAAGAAGGCAAATATAGGGCTTATATAAAGTTTGCTGATTTACAAAAAAGTTTAAATAATTCTTAATTAAGAGGCACCCGGCTCCCAATCATTTCCGTCTCTGATGTGATCAATGTATGGCTCGCGAGTCAGCATTGTTGTATCTATAATACTATTAATTTCATCACCGTCGTCCTCATCTTCTCTCTTACCTTCAGTTGTTAATGGATTCTCCTTGCTAGTCGCTTGGATATCATACTCCCACCCTGGTACTAGTACTCCTTGATCCTTATAACCATTTAGTGGAATTGCGGTTGCTGATAGACTAGGCTCTGCTTGTGTTGCACTACCACCATCATTTAAATGTACTGTACTGCCTAATACGTTTGCTCTGCCTCCAGCCTGTACAGTAGTTTCTCCACCGGACCTAATGTGTTGAGTATCCTGTGCTGTATTATACATATTAGCTTTAGCATTTACATGCATGTCTTTTTCTGCTGTAGCAAATATGTTGTTTCTAGCAGTTAAATGCATACTGCCTTTCTCGTCCACGTCTAAAACAAAGTCTTTCATAACTTTCATGGAGGCTTCTGCACCGGCATTGATGTTAAGTACGCCACGTTGGTTGCCGTCTTCGTCCTGTTGTTCGTGTGCTTCACCATATACACCAGCCGCAATATTTACGGATGTGTTACCTTCTAAGTTTAAGTGTTTGTCTGCTCGTATATTAATGTTGCCTTTAGCTCTGTATGAAATATCTTTTTCACTATAGATTTGAATGTCTCCATCTCCACTCATCTCTATCCATGCATTACCTTTTGCATTTATTATATAAATTAGTCCGTTAGTGTCGTCCATTAATACTTGATTGCCACCTGCTGTTCTAATTCTTATATTTCTACTTGCGCCATCAATATCGCCATCGTCCATTACAAAACTGTGTCCACCTGTTCTGTGTGTGCCGTCTTTTTTACTTGTTTCTACATTTAAATCTTCTGCACCAGGAGTAGATATTCCAAATACTGAACTTGGCGATTCTCTTCTTGCACTAGAAGTAGATATACCTCTGAGCTTGTCGTTAATTAATCCCTGGTCTAAAATAGGTTTTGTTATGTACGGGTTTATTGGTCTCTCAGAGTAATTACCATGATCTAAAGTTTCAGTATTTCTATTAACTTCTGCTACAGGTAATTTTTGGTCTAGGCCCCATGTTTTGCCACCAGCGTTACCAGGTACCATGTAAGCCATTTGGTCCGGAAGTAAACAACTTAATACAAACGGCTGTTTAGATTTACCATCAGCAAAACATACTAGTACCCAGTTACCTACATCGGGTGGGACCATCCACATGCCGTATGTTTTTTGTGTTTCAAGATATGATGTTACTTCTGTACCTATTCTATTGGAAGGTGTACTTCCGCCGAACGGTGTACTCCAAAAAGCATTTACCCAGTTACTTGGATTATCTCTGTCTTTACCTAGTGATGGTATGTATACTGTTAATCGCCCAGAGTGAGTATCATCTTTTGGTCTAACTATAACTTCTCCTAAGTATATACCAAAATCTAAATCTGCATTTTTTCGAAATGATTCTACTGGGTTAGTTCTACTAACTTTAAATTTATCTGCTTTATATTTTCCGCTTATACTCATTACTCGTCACCTTCACTTAAATTATAATCTACATTTACGAGATCGTATTTAGATAAGTCTAGTGCTGTTTGCTTTTTAGCATTTAAATCTAAATCAAACATGCCACCGTTAAAATTTGCTGTTACTCCCATAATTTGATATACCCCACTTATAAAGTATGATGTGCCTTTTTGACTCATATACCCTGTGTTGTTATCTTCATCGTCTACATCAGGGTCTATTACCCTAGGAGTTTGCATTGTAAACAAAAAGTAATTATCATTACCGTCGTATGATATAGCATCTAGACTGGTTGCCGTTCCACTATCTGAAATCCGTTGGGCCATGTCTCTTCCCTTTATTGGATCTTTTGGCTTCGCACCTAAGTACCACGGATCGCCCCTAACTTTTAAATTTAAGTCAACTAAAATACTAGCATCATTAACATTTTGGAACATGTATCCAAACAATGTTGCTTTAGCTGTTCCGTCACTAGTGTTGCCTGACGTAGACACAATACTTGCCGCATAGCCAAAGCCTGGTCTCGGGCCAGTATCTTCATCATCATCCTTAGCATTAAGTGAATTTTTTAAAGTATTAAGTGCTGTTGCTCCACTAAGTTCACCTATAACAGTTTCACTTCCACCTGTGTCTGATAATAATTCTGCACTATATAGATACCCGCTTGGCTCCGGTGAGTAAGTATCATCTACTACATCAGTCGGGCTGACTGGTACATATGGATTTGTTCCTTTTGCTTCGCTTTTCTTGTAACCTAATGGATTTGATCCTTGTGCATTTAAAAATATTATTGCTTCTGCTAAATTCTTTCTTTTTTGTTCATCGTCTTGTATAGCTTTCTTTTCTGTCTCTGTTAAATTGAGTTTATCTTGAACACGTTGCATTAGGTTCGAGTCAGTAGCCAATTGGTTCGATAATCCATCTATGTCTGCAGTTGCCACAGCGTAATCACCCTTGGCTTGAGTCCCATCTGGGTCGCCAGTACTTGCCTGACCGCCTGGAGCGTTAGGATTAGTAGATGCGTCTCCTAGCTTTCCTCCGCCGGGTGCACCTAATAGTAACTGTCCTGCATGGTACGAAATATCAGCATTTAATATTTGGTCATTTAGTCCGGTATACAAGTAATGATATGCTTTCTTAATTGACATTTCCTTGATTCGAATATTAACATCTTCTTTCTTGGTGTTATTTTCTGCCGCCGCCATAATTTGGTCGCCGTCTGCCGTGTCATAAATCACAGGCTGGTATGTAATCTTTTTTGCATAAGTGTTTCGTCTATGATCATATTCTTTCCATTCAACGTATGCATTAATCCTGTACCATTTCGTAAATGTTTGTGCTAAGTCAAACCCGTCTTCATTTATATTTGGATCATCCATTGCCCCTTTTTTTCTTTGGCATGTATCTAAAAACTCCTCGTTCATCACAAGCAATGTTGTTAAAATTCTATGGAAGTTTGTGCCTTCTTTAATTTGTATTCTGTCTCTCCGGAAAATTCCGCCCGATGCTTTAATTCCACCATCTAAACTTTCTGGGTTATCTTCTAATACTTTATCATATTCTTTTCTTGTTTTAATACCCTGGGCTTGAGCATTCATTAATCTGTTTATTTGCTCCGCATTTTCATAGCTGTTATATTTAATTTCGCCCTCGCCAATTACGGATCTCAATTGAGATAGGTCAAATTCTACTTCGTCTTGTACAGCATGTTCTTTATAATTGTCTTCTCTAAACTTAGTAAGTGTTTCCTGTAAATTTTCAATACACTCAGCAATAGTGCTACCAGTCATACTAGTGTCAGCTGGAAGTGTATAAAATATATCTGAGTATGCGTTTTGAGATCCAATAACTATTGTAAAGTCGTATGTGCTACCTTCTTCAGTTATACTCACATCGATAGTTGCAATCTCACATTGCCAGCACCATGGACCGTCAATCGTAACAGGCTTGCCTTCCGCTTCGGTATCATCTATATCTTCTGTATAGCCTTTAAAAGATAACTCTAGAAATATTGGTACATTAGCAAACATGCCTGCTTCAATGCCTAATACTTTTTTAGATAGTTGTATTTGATCTAGTAAGTCTGCGGCACCTGGTTGTATAAGTGTAAACGAACCGTTAGTAACAAATGCACCAGAGTTACCTTTAACAATGTTTAAGGATACATTATCTATTGCTATACCAGTTACACCCGTCTGGGCAATAATTACTGTATTTGCTGGTTCAGCTTTTAGGGCACCGTTCATATATCCACCGCCATCGCCGTCATCATCTGGTATCATATAAAGCCGCCAGTTGTATGTGGAGTTATTATAACCGTCTAATTTATTGCCCGCAACTGCGCCGAGCCACCTATCTTCTACTATAGGAGATGAAGTTTTTTCCTTATCTTCCTCATCGTCGCTAGAAAACCAAGCCATTAGCCAATTACCCTATCGATAGTTTCTTTAGTAGGTATATAAATTGATAAGCCTGATACAAAATCTTCTATAGGATCTACTATTTCGTCTGGGTTTCTTAATGCAAACACCCACCACAGTCTAACAGTACCGAACAGCTCGTGTGCTAGTAGGTCAGGTCGTTTTGCATACTTAGGCTCTACTGCATATAATCTATCTGCACGACTTTTTGGAAGTTTAGGCAAATCATTAATATCGAGGTATAACCCATTTGTTGGTGCTCGACGTAGGAAACTTTCTCTGCTGTTAAAACTAGCCATTAGATAAACCCATCCTTTAATGCTCTGCCACTAGTAAATTCTCCCAAGTTAAATTTCTTTCTAGTTTTTCTATATGTGTATTGAGGTGCAAGTTCTATCATTATACTGGTTTCTGTTGGCATCATTGTTGTGGTGTCACCATATTTAACTGGAACGTAATCTACGTTGGGTGGCAATTGGAAGTTATAGTTTCGTATAATAACTGGCACTTTGTTAAATCCAAATTCTCCTAAGTATTCAAATAATAATACTGGAGGTGGAGTTCCGTAGAATCCAGTCTTAACAGCACTATCACCATAGAATGCTTTAGTAATACTTCTTAAAAAATGAAATATTGCTAACATGTATTGTGCTTCTTCTATAGTATTTGCTGTAAACGTTCCTGTGATAGGTAGCGTTGTAGGTCTACTATTAATGTATGTATAAAACGGATAGTTAGTACCTTGCTGAGTTGATTCGTTGTAATCTACTGACGCCGCAAGGAAAATGTCTGGAGTATAAGGAAATACAATTCCGCCTTTATCTTGCAATGGTTTTAGAACACTATCTATTTTATCCTCTGTAGGATTATCAGGATCGTATAGTCCGTATGCCCATCTCTCTCCGCCCTTCTTAGGTCGGATCCTTGCTCGCCAATCTACTGTGTCCATCTTTGACCCATCGCTTCTGCTCATGAGTTGATCAAATTCTGAGGTACCTCCTATATAAGGTTGGGTATATTCTGTTTCATTTGCCATATTGTGCTCCTATATACTATTTATCACGATAAATAATAGTACGTTTTAATTATTAGTACTATTATCAGAAAACAGTTGACTTTATCTTGTTTAGACACTATACTACTGTTTAACTAAGGAGATTATATGGCAAACCCTCAACCAAAAAAGGTTAATTATTTAAACAATAAAGACATACTGAGGCAAATTCATGCTAGTAAGATGTCTTATTGTTATGTTCAGGACGACATGTATATGTATCCTGATATTATATTGATGGACGTAAAAGAAATCAATAAAACTATAATTAAAAGAGCACAAGTAAACAGATCTGCGAAGTTACAGTCTGAGGGCTATCAAACTGCCATGAAAGAAGGTGGGTGGGATAAGAAGCCCAAGCAAAAAGACTTTGCAGTTGATCCTCTTTCAATTCCGGTAGATGAGTTAGTATTCAGAGTTATGGGATATGACCATATTCCAGACGAACCAGGTCGTAAGAAAACAACTAAAACTATTGCTGATACAAAAGCAAAACTAAATTTTCCTCCGTTCAAGCATTACATTGTAGATGGCGCTGGAACTAATCCTAGAGAAGTTGCTAGGAGTCATTGGGTGGGTGGACTACACAATGGAAATTTTAGTTGTACCCATGGAAAAATTACAAACACACTCGGTAGCATGTTTATGAAACTTGTCGAGCGTTATAGTCAACGAGGTAACTGGCGAGGTTACACTTATGTTGACGAAATGCGTGGACAAGCATTAGTACAACTTGCTCAAATAGGATTACAGTTTAACGAAGCAAAATCAGACAATCCGTTTGCATATTATACCGCTACAGTTAATAACAGTTTCACTAGAGTTTTAAACTTAGAGAAACGCAACCAATCAATTAGAGACGACATCTTAATCGAGTCAGGACATTTACCAAGTTATGGTAGACAGATAGCATACGAAAATGAGATGAGAGAACTTCGTGCGGTCGCACTTGCAGAAGCTGAAGCAGAAAATACATCAACCGAGTAGCAAACATTATGGCGAACCTTTTTGAAAGGGCCGCGTGTTTCACCGATATACACTACGGCTTAAAGCAAAACAGTAGACAGCATTTAATAGACTGTGATAATTTTATAACATGGTTTATTAAAGAATCGAAAGCACGGAATTGCGAAACTTGTATATTTCTAGGCGACTGGCATCATCATAGAGCAAGTATTAATATTGCTACTATGAATTCTACTATCAAAGACTTAAAGCGTTTAAATAATGCATTCGAAACAGTTTACTTTATTACTGGTAATCACGATTTATTTTATAGAGAGAAACGTGACCTAAACAGTATAGAGTTTGCTAGAGACATGTCTAACATTGTAATGGTTGACGAACACTTCTTGCAAGATAACGTTGCTATTATTCCTTGGTTAGTAGGTGACGAACACAAAGATGTTGCTAAAGTAAAATGCAAATACATGTTTGGACATTTCGAGTTACCATACTTTAAAATGAATGCCATGATCGAAATGCCTGATCACGGTGGCATAAAAGCAGAAATGCTAACTGGTCCTGAATATGTATTCAGTGGACACTTCCACAAACGTCAATACAAAGGCAATATACATTATATAGGTAATGCTTTCCCACACAACTATGCAGATGCACAAGACAACGACCGCGGTGCTATGTTTTTAGAATGGGGTGGAAAACCGGTATATGTTAATTGGGCAAAATGTCCAAAGTATATTACAATGGGCTTACGTGAGTTACTCGACGCACCCGAAAAATATTTAGATGCACAGACTCATGCAAGAGTTAAACTAGATGTAAACATTAGTTATGAAGAAGCAAACTTTATTCGAGAAACATTTGCAGAACAATTTAAAGTTAGAGAGATACAATTACTTCCTGTTAAAGCAGAAGAGGAAGCATTTGAAGGTGGTGAAATACGATTCGAAAGCGTTGATCAAATTGTTATACAACAATTAGAAACTATCCAAAGCAACTTAGTTGACACTGACGAGCTTGTTAAAATTTACAGAAGTTTAGAGACCTTATAATGCTTACTATAAAAAACATAACAGCAAAAAACTTTATGAGTATTGGCAACAATACCCAAGCAGTTACATTTGATACCGAGCAACTAACACTAGTCTTAGGACACAATTTAGATCTGGGTGGCGATGGTAGTAGAAACGGTACGGGTAAAACAACAATCATTAATGCACTAAGTTATGGAATGTACGGCGAAGCATTAACAAACATTAGACGTGATAACTTAATTAACAAAACAAATGCTAAAGGCATGATTGTTACTGTTGACTTTAATATTAACGGAAAAGAATATCGCATTGAACGTGGCCGGCGTCCTAACTCACTAAAGTTTTATATCAACGGGATAGAAAACGCTGACAATGAACAGCAAGGTGACAGTAGAGAAACACAAAAAGATATAGAACGTATTATTGGCTTCCCACATTTAATGTTTAAGCATTTGATTGCACTAAACACATATACCGAACCGTTCCTTAGTATGAAAACTAATGACCAACGTGATATGATTGAACAGTTATTAGGCATCACAGAGATTAGTGAAAAAGCAGAACTACTTAAAGAGTTACTTAAAAATACAAAAGACAATATTAAAGAAGAAGAACTAAGAATACAAGCAGTACAAAATGCTAACAAACGTATTGAAAAGAACATCGACGACATTGAATTGCGTAGGAAGGCATGGGACAATCAGCATAGTGTAAAGATAGCAGATTTACAGACTTCATTAGATGAGTTAAGCCAAACAGACATCGAAGAAGAACTAGACAAACACAGACAGTTAGATGTTGTTCATAAGCAGTATGCAAAAATGCAAGGTCTACAAAGCGAATTAAAACAATTACAAACAAGTAGTAAGCGGAGTTCCAGTACACTTGTTAATGTGCGTAACGATATTCAAAAAGCAGAAGAAGGTATTTGCCCTGCATGTGAACAAAGTACAGCACACTTAGATACACACGAAGCATACACATTAGAACTTAAAGCAAAAGAAAAAAAAGAAGTATTGTATTCTGTAGAGTTAGAAGAGAAGGTTGTATTATTAGAACAAGACTTAACAGACATTGGCGAACTGCCTGAAAGTCCTATTACATTTTATTCTAGTATGGAGGATGCGTTACAGCATAGACACAATTTAGATACTATCACTGAACAACTCGGAGATCGTAAAGAAGAAACTAATCCATATTCTGACCAAGTTGTTAGCCTTAGAGAAACTGGCTTAGAAGAAGTTAGTTATGACAGTATAAACGAATCGACTGGATTAAAAGACCATCAAGACTTTTTGTATAAACTATTAACAAGCAAAGACAGTTTTATAAGAAAGAAAATTATTGACCAGAACTTACAGTACTTAAACTATAGACTAAACTATTATTTAGAAAAGTTAGGCTTACCACATGACGTTAGATTTAACTCAGACTTAACAGTAGATATTACCGAATATGGTAGAGACTTAGATTTTGATAATTTAAGTAGAGGCGAACGTAATAGATTAATACTTGGTATGAGTTGGGCATTTAGAGACATATACGAGAGTCTCAACCACCCAATGAACTTGATGTGCGTTGATGAACTTGTTGATTCTGGTATGGATACAACTGGTGTTGAAGCGGCACTAAGCGTACTTAAGAAGATGGGTAGGGAATCTAAAAAGAATGTATTCTTAATCTCCCACAAAGAAGAACTCCAAGG